GTCGTGGCGGCACGCTCCACGGCCGAGTTGGCGGCGCCCTGCTGGGTCTGCTGCCGCTGCCCTTCCGTCTGAGCCTGTCGCGCATCGAGGCGAGCATTCTGCAGGTCGGCCAGGGTTGGCGAGCGGGAACTGTCGCGCACTACGGTAACCCGACCGCCACCTTCGCCGATTTCGCCACGTCGACTGGCCTGGATCATCTGCGCACGCTCTTGGTTGGCGCGCTCGAAGCGATCGATGGCCATCTGTGCGTCACCGGGAGCACCTACGGAAAGGCCACCACCAACGCCATCGCCAACACGGTTCATACCGCCAGCAGGCATCGTCCTGGCACCAGCTGCTGCCGCGTTGTCGTTCGTGAACTCAGGGGTGCCATCGGCACCGGTACGCATGGCGATGCCGTTGCCTGCCTGGGTGTAGCCGTTTCCGGCTGGCGATACAAACTCTGGTGCATCAGCGCTTGGCGCCGATGCTTCAGGCATCATGGCAGCAGACTCTCGCGCCATAGCCTGGATACGCTCAGGCGTCATCCCGGTGGTTGCAGTTGGTGCTGGCGAAGCGGCAGGCGCTGCGCCTGCGCCGTCACGCGGCTGCACGCCGAGGGCTTCACGACCAGCAGCACGCAGACCTTCGGTGGCGCCGCTGATACGATCCAAACCTTGCTGCACGCCGCCGACCGCCTCGTCGCGATATCGCGCTGCACCACCAGGTAGCGTCGACGGGTCGCCACCAACCGCATATGCAGCTACATTGCGCAGCGCATCCCGGCCAGCAGCGATCGGAACCTGAGCTGCGCCGGCCACGGCCTGACCGATGCCGGCCGGAACATCCAGCAGGCCCCGAACTCCCGGCATACCGAGACGCGGCGCGTCCTGTTCAGTAGTCGTCGTGGTGGTGCTTCGCGGCATGCCCAGCCCCGGCTGCTGAGTGGCAGCAGACTGCTGGCCAGGGCGCGGCATCCCGAAGCCGCCGGCGCGCGGCTCAGCCTGCGCCGGAGTCGCCTGAGCGTTGTTACCCGGTACGCCGAGGCGTGGCGCATTCTGCTGCGCAAGCGTCGTGGCACCAGGTCTCGGCAGGCCAAGGCCTGGGGTATTGGTGATATCGAACGAGGTCTGGCGCGGATTGCGCTCATCGTCAACCAACCCACCATCCACGAAGAACTGGCGCGGGCCGTCGGCTTGCTGCCCTTTCGCAGCAGCCATCACCGCCTTGGTGAGCCCGAAGCCCTTCTGCTGGTGAGTGGCGTTCTTCAGTTGGTCGAGCACCACAGCGCCAAGCGCATGCACGTCCTGGGGCGGCATTTCGTACTCGCCATTACTGACGGCCACCGGCACCTGCTTGCCAGGCATACCGAGCCGCGGCTGTTCCCTATCCGGCGCACTCTGGCTATTACGCCCAGGCATTCCCAGCCCGAGCTGAGCCGTGGTGTCGGCCGGCAGGATGTAAGTTCCTTCCGGAACGTCTTTCTTGATCGAATCGGACGTGCCAGTGCCAGGCCCTTCGATCAATCCGCCATTGGCGGCATGCTTGCGCTTGGGAAGCCCGTACATTGCCTATCTCCCATGAAATTACGGAAATCTTTGCACCACCCTAGCGGCACCCCAAACCCTATAGGGGGTCAGATGATTTCCATCGCCGACCTGAATGCTGTCCAAAAACCAGCCGGCGGCGGCACAACACCACCCGCGCCAGCAACAAGAAGCGCGCCCATCACCAGATCAGCGCCAGGCAGTTGCGCAGCAATGAAAGACGCTGAATCCGGCCCTTGCTCAATCGCAGCAGAGGGAGCCCAGTGCACACCCTGCACTAGTGGGGAGGGGATGAAATCTGGCTCGTAATCAGCCGTGAAAGTAACCATCAACGGCAGTTCGCCCGACGCGACGTAGACGGTACCGCTCGACTGATCAGCCCCTGTCTCTGTCACGCCCTCGACAACAACCAACCCGTCGAAGCTAGCCGAGGCAATAACCCCTGGATACAGACGCGCCAACGCTGGAAACGCATCGCAGCGCGAAGGGTCAAACACTGACCATCCCCCAGAAGTCTGGCTTTCCCAGTTCCACCAGCTGGCGTAGTCACGGTTAACCGTCTCAGAACTGGCCGATATCTCAGACAGGTTTATCGGAGAGAAGACCTGAACATACCCAGTTGCCATTATGTGAAATCCTCTGCGCGAACCAGCCTGCATTCCCCGTTGGCGTAGTACACCAATCCGTTTGGCATGTTCTTAAACGAGAGGTCTTGCGGCTGCATGGCCTCATCAAACTGAAGCGCCCGGTACTGGCGCACCACCCCTTCAGCCGACACAAGAAAATACGTCCGCACAACGACGCCAGTGCTCGACTCTTCACCGTAGAAGACCATGTTGTCGCCCGTGCTACCCAAATTGCCAAAGTCGTAGTACTCCGAAAGCATGGCCATGGTGAACCGGTGAATCTCCACCGCGGCAGCCGGCGGCGTGTCCTTGTCCGCGCTCGGCACGCATCGCATGACCCTCAGATCATTACCATCCCAACTGCTGACCAGCACCACATCGCCCACCAAAACACCAACGGTGTCGGACTCTGCAGCTACGCGGCGCAGCACTTCAGCGCCGCCAGGTGTGTAGGTGTACAAGTAGCAGTACCCAGTGTTGAAGTCTTTTGCCGCCCGATAGAAAACAGCCACCGCGACCTCCTATTCCCTAACTTTCAAAGCTGTGCCGCAGTAATAAGCGCCTGCCGGCGATCCGAAATCGGCCAACATGGACCAGGTCGCGCCAGAGTCAGCACTGATGAATGTTTGCCCACCCTCGACACCAGGCTCTCCAGCAGACCGGCCAAGGCCGCCGAAGGTGATGATCACCGTCGCATGGCGAACGATTACACCGTCATCCACACGCTCGAGCACCGGGCAATCGATCGCTCCAACGAAAAGATTCGTGCGCAACTGCCGCTCCGCAACAACAATGCCTGCGACCGAAACTACATTCAGGCTGCTGTCGTAGACCATGACAACCAGATCGCCAAGACTGTTGAACACGCCTGGGCTTATCTCGATCTGGTCAGTAGCAGGAAACAGGTACTTGCCGTTCCCTATGTAGCGGACGCAGGAGAAACGGCTTTCCACGATGTTCCGGCAGTACCTTTGCGGTACCAGCTCACTGAGCACCACCACCGCGCCAGCAGACGTCAGCGCGACGATATCGATGCTGGTTTCGGTGGTACGTGCGCCTGCGCTGTAGTCCACGTCGCTGGAGAAAAAGACGGCGTAGGCTGTTTCACCGTCCGTATCGATTCCTATCGGAAACGAGAAGTCATGAGACTGCCCGTCAGTCGGATCAATCATCGCCGCCACAGGTCCGGAGATCAGATCCTTCGTCAGCCCGCCTTCGCTCCAGCGATATGCATACACGGCATTGAACGGGGCGAAACCTTCATCTACTGCGGCATAGTTGAGGTGCAGGACAACAGCGATCACCATCCCTGAATCAAGCCGAGCCAGCATCGCTGGGTACAGGGTGTTTGACGAATACACATCATCAACAGGATCCAGCACCGGAACCATAAGCGGCTCTGAGCCGAGCCGAGTGTCATCCAGGGAGAACCACGGCAGATCAAGGTACGGCCCGGCCGACACTGGTTGAATCCCCCTTACCACCCCGAACCATAGCCCCTTCGCGCCGTACCTATCATCATCGTTTCGCATCTCTGCAACGGCATGGATCACCAGCAGCGTATCGAAATAGGCCTGCCCTTCATCATCGACGCCCGTGCTCAGCTGTATCGCGCGCGCCCACGGCTGCTGCGCAGCACTGAATACCGTTGCAGCAGAACTACCAGGGTCGTATGCCGGCGGCGCAATACGCTTGCAGAACGGCAACGCTCCGGCTGTATCCCATAGCGCGCTATCAGAAACAGCGATCGACCAAGTATCCGATGGCACCTCATGGTCAGATACTTCCCAGCCATCACCACCCACGCTGTATCGAGCACGCGCGATAGCCGGCGAGTAGAGATTCAGCAGGTAGACAATGTTGCTATCTCCACGCCCCACGAATGCATATGGGTTCACCACGTAGGGACCAGGCATATAGAGCGGCACGGTCAGTTCCACGACGCCGATTCCCTGCCGCACCGAAAGCGACGGTTGAATGCGACTCTCGATAACGCTCACGGCTGGCGCCAACGTGCCGCCGAGCACCACGGGTAATGGCGGGCATCCGGCATGGTCAGGAAACAGGCTCGCCGGCCCGCGGTTCCATGCGCGCGCTATATCGTCCCTACCGCCAGGCAGATCGATCAGTGGGCAATGCGCAGGCTCGTATCCAGATCCAGGCCCGCCGACCAGAGCCCTGCCCGGCACAGCCACAGTTCCAGGGGTGTCGATCAAGTAGACTGTCGCTCTGTTGCCGACCCGCGACGCCTTCATGATGTAGCCGTCGACGATCCTCGATCGCGTGATGTTCATAGCCCCTGGCAATGACCTGGCAAAACGCACAGCCCCATCCTGTAGCCACGCGGCCGAGGCCGCAAGCAGCTTCACCGTGACGCCAAGCCGGAAATTCACTGTCACGCACCGCCGCTAATGATATTGGCATTCAACGTCGACGCGGCGCTTGCTGCCGACGATGCGACATCTCCATATGCCCGCACGGCCTGGCCAAGCGCGTTGTTGCGGGTATCGCTTGCCACAGCACCGACGGCAATACGGGATTTATCCAGTTGCCCATTCATCCGCAGGTTTGCCGCCTGCAGACGCAGTTCCTCGAAGCCGAGTTGCACACGCCAGTACGACGAAAGCGAATCTTGGAACGTCGCATAGGCCTGCGTCCTGATCCTGCTGGCCTCCAGATCCTTGTTCGGCAGTTCGATCCACTGCCGATAGAAGTCGGCCATCGCCTGCAGCACACCGATCTTCAGGTTCAAAGCCTGCTGCTGGGCAAACTTCAGCAGATCGAGCTTGATCTCTGCGTCGCGCACAGTCTGCGCACGGTTGACCTCACCAATCGCATCACTGGCCCGCTCTTCCGCCCGGGCAATTGCCTTCAGCATGGCACCTGGCGGCGAGCTGAATCCGCTCGCGGAAAACTCCGAGCGAATCTGCTCGACGGCGCTGTTGCGAACTCGATACTCACGATCCCGACTGTCGTGCCAGACCGCCTCGAATACTTCCTTGTTCAACCCGAACGGCTTCTGCCCGGTGATGATTCCAACCAACCACTCTTCCGGCGCATAGCGCAGTGCTCCCTGCAACTCAGGAAAATACTTGTCCAGCCACTGCTCACTTTCCGAGTTCAGGAACTGGATCGTTGCACTGCTGTTGTCCGGAGAAAGAAGATCCCCGAGGCTGGTTGGCGCCGGCATGTTCACCGTCTTCCCGGTGAACACCAGGTTTCCGCCAGAAACTTGCGGCAGATATGTCGCTATCCGGCTTTCTGCAGCTCTGGCATTGCTAAGTGCAGTATTCGCGAAAGCGAACAGCTCGGCGATGTTGTCGTCTATACCGGCCATGCTATCCCCTCCTGCCATAGCCACGGCGCTGGGTCACGCCAACTTCGAGTTCCACACTGTCTACCGTCGCAAAAGTGGCGTCAGCCAACTCAAGCCGCACATTCCACGTCCGCCCAGCAACACCCTTTGCAAGCTCCGAGCGCTTCTGCGCGCTGTCGCCAATCATCCGATAAACCCGCTCCGGCCCATCATCAGCGCACAGTCTCAGGTAGCACTCGCCATCGGTACGCACCCCAACGAAAGCCATGGCCATGCGCTTCAGGTGAGCATCGCCATAGTCGGATGCGCCGAAGTCAACCAGAGCACTGATCACTTCTTCGCTTTCACCGCCCAGGCGGTACAGCCCATCCTTGCGCCAGGCATATGCTTGGCCATCGTCATAGGTGAAACCGAGAAAATCGAAGTCGCGATAGGTGGTCAGCGCGCCGGTCATGAAATTGACCGCGTACTGCAGGGCCTGCTGGTGAGCAGCAAAGGATCTGGACAGCACCGCAACGCGCTCCATGGCGATCATTTCTATGATCGAGCCAATCTGCGCGTCATCAGCAAACGAAATGCCGTCCTCGGCAGCCATCTCGAGGACGATGATCATGTCCGCACTGCCGGCAGCTTCGAGCGAATCCAGAGCTACCAACAGCAGCGCGCTCTCAAGCACGTGTAGTTCGGTCGCGATTATGGCGTCGCTGCCGTCGTATACCCCTGCATCCAGATACGGTACCTGGGTATACATGACGGGTATGCACGGCATCGATACCGCCACCAGATTGAATGGCTGCTCACCGATGGCAGATCGAACCGGAAGCTCTGCGGAAAAACGCAGCGCCTCTCCCTGAGCGCCAACAGCGCTACACAGGACCGGCGGTGTCAGCCCAATGAAACTGGTCAGGAGTTCTTCGACACTTCCCAGCCTCGCGCTGAGCGATATTGCCGGTAGTTCCGACTTCACCCACTGCGCACTCGACTCAGTTCCGATAGCAGCGATCAGCCCTGGCAGTTCAGCCTCGAAGCGAATCGACCCAGTCACTGCAACCGCCGTTGCCTCCAGCCTGATACGAGGCATACGGATATCGACTGCCGTGTAGTCGGCAGTTTCACTGATCGCAGCCACCAGCCTGATAATGTCGCACTCAAACGATATCGGAGATTCGGATGCAGCGATCTCTGGTGAGTCGACATAATCACCAACGCTGTACAGCAATGCCCCGCCGTAAATCTCCCCAGAAGAAGGCACCGCCGATGCGTAGACCTGCGCCCCGTTGACGCTGTAGGTCACGGCGCCGTTAAAACGCTTGACCTCGACAATGGCTTGGGCTGGAAGCGGCTGCGGTCCGTATACCGCAATGCCGCTCTCGACAATGGTGTACTCGTCTCGCCTGGCAACCAGGCTATGCGTCATCGCGCCGATAACAGGCTCGTAGGTTCGACGGCTGAACCCGATCTGCACACCAACCGGCGACGGCGGTAGCATCCCACGAAAGAACCCGATCGCGGGAACCTGGGCCAGGCTGCGAGCGCCTGCGCTCCATCCGGTGTTGTTTCCGTAATCGTAGCGTGACGGTGAGCCAGGCACTGCCGGAATAGCCGGATAGCAGACTTGGTCGCCAACCTTTGTAGGTGTGTAGGGGCTGTAACCGGATTGCCCACTTACGCTTGAGGCACCGGCGGCCAGCTGATTGTAAATCCCACTTGGGATATTCAGTTGCCCGCTCGACGTATAGTTACTGGTTGGCAGCGTCACATATGGCGATACCGCCTTCCCAGATCCACCACTGCTGCCACTGGCGAATGCGAAAGAACGCTGTGTCGAGCCGCCAACGCAGAATGCCGCTCTCCCTGGCACAGGAAGAACGGCCGGCACATAAATCAGCTTCTGCGTCCTGGCCAGACGATTTCCCATTACTGCTCCGGAATGGCGAGCTGGAACAGTTCGAACGAAAGCGGCTGGCCGTTCACCAGTGGCAGCGTGGCAATAAACATGTCACTCCCAAGAACCCCCGCCGAACCTTGGAAGCGAACAGCAGAAGCACTGGCATCACCTGCATCGCCACTCAACACATAGCGAAAGAAGGTAGGAGTACCATCAGCAGCATTGGTACCAACCCAGGTCTCGGCGACGTTCTTCACCAAAATTCCACCGGGCGCAGTCGCCTCGAAGGTGACCGGCGTGCCGCTACCCCCAGCACTGATTTCGTTGAGCAACACGGCACCGCCGAGAGCCGCATCAGCGGATGCTGGAATAGCCCCCGAGTAGATTCGGATTAGGCCACCGTCCAAGGTTTCCTTGAGCGATCCAGTGATTGCAAGCGCCTGGCGCAATCCGGTACTGAGCTTGATCATGATCGTTCTCCTAGATCACGTTGGTGGGAATGTAGGTAAGCCCGCACACCAGCTTGGCTTCGAGCCCAACAGACAGTTGTTTGGCGGTAGAGAAGCGGACAACCGACAGCAGCAGCCCTGAGTTGGCGCCCTTGGTGGGGTTAGAAACGATGAACGAGCCGTAGACAGTGCGGTCGGCGGTCGGCGTGAAGACGGCTTTGGCATCGACGTTGTCGTAAGTACCAGCACCGTTGTAGCTACGCTGCCAGATCGGTCGAGTGGCTTCGCTGTACTCAACGAACTCCCCCATCACCGCAGGAATGTCCGCGGCCGAGGTATTCGCGTCGGCGAGGAAGTTGTTTCGGAACAGGCCGCAGTAGAAGTTCGGTACCGGGGCAACGTCGCCGAACGGGGTCTGAATGAGGAAATCGATACCAGCCTGCGGAATACGGTTGTACTTCACCTCACGGGCAACCAGCAGACCGGTTTCCTTGTCGTAGAGCTCCAGCTCATGGCGAAAGCCCAGTACTTTCAAATGGTCAGAGTGCATCGCCTATCTCCAGATCAGCAAAGTCGCCCGTGGCGAGGTTGTTCGGTTTGGCTTCTCCACGCATGGTGGTCACCACCATCGGAATGCCGTTGTTTTCAAGCACGCCAGCAGCCCCCGAGCACGCAATGTCGGGCGCGTAGGTCTGGCGGTTAGGTAGGGAGATCTCGCCGGCCGAGTTGCCGATCGCCATCCCGTATCGGGTGAACCAAGCAACTCGCTTATCCGGAAGGCGTGCAGCAGACCCGCGCACAGCCTTCAAATCGAGCACAGGCACCTGTCTCGGCGTGCCGGTATCGAGTCCGGTGACAAAGTAGGTGCGGTCAGCAACCACATAGACACCGCCCTCGGTCGGGGCTATGACGGTCGGTGGCTCCGGGTACTGCAAAAACCCTGTGACCGGGTCCATCAGGTGCGGGGTCATCGGAGCCGTGAAAACCACGTAGTTGCCGCACACGCCAACGAGCAGAGAATGGAATGCGGCCAGCATTGAGCAGGCAGGTAACGGCACAAGCCCTGAAGTAGTGAGCCTTGCGGTCTGGTCATCGACTCCAGTAACGGCCATTGCACCGCCAATCAGCGGGCCCTGACTGTATAGAGTCGCGCCGTTGGCAGGGCTGAGGTAGACCCTTAGAGGCCTGGCGTCATCACTGATCACGCGAATGGCCTGCCCTTCCGCGAGCCTGAATATGACAGGCTCGACACCAGACTCTTCGCCGTCGGCGCCGAACGCTGTGACAGCAACCTTGTAGATCCCCGCTG